TTATCTAGGTGGTGTCTTTTTTTTAATCAACATGAAAGGAGTATACTCATGGAACAAAAAGAGATAAGACTCAATGCTGATAAACGTAAATCATTAGTTATAGATTTTCGTAAGCATTGTGAATCATTGGACACTCATGAAAAAGAGGCGTTCAAACAGGCACGAGATGACGCAAAGTCTACAATAGATTCTTCGTTTGCTACTTGTAAAGAAGTAGTTGAAAGAAGATTTCCATTAGAAGATGTTGCTACACTTCAGTCGCTACAGAAAAAACATAACACTATCAATGCAGTAGGTAGAGATAGTTGTTTCTTTTTTAAAGTAACTGACGCACCAAAGGTGCTTGACCAATACAATGACGAAGTAGATAAGTCCAAACATTTTTCGTTTGAATTAGACGGAAGTTTAAATGGAGATTATAGCACTCGTTATTATGGTGGTAGTAGTAATAATGGTAAGAACTTTGCATATGCTATGTATCGTGAAGATATGAAAGCAGTAGGGTTAAATCCAGATTGTAATATTGAGGCTGACTTACAAGCAGAGAAGTCAGATCAAAGATACAGTAGGACTACTAATCCATATCTATCACAATGTAGAAATGACAATCATCATTGGCTACAAGGTGGTCAAGGTGGTGGCAGTAAGTATGATCTATGGAAAAATGATTATGCTTTGCACATCATTGGTACAGGTGGTTGTCGTTCTCGTGCAATACCATGTTCGGACTTAGAGTTTGCTAAGTTTGAAATGATGATACAAGCCAAACAAGAGGTAGTCAATACCCATACACAATGGATAAAAACTGTTGTGGCTAGGGTAAGTAGATTTAAAGAGGTAATTAAATCTATGACTAAGTTCTCTCAAGTAGAAAAGTTTGCTAGTCATGACAAGATACAATGGAAGATTGACCCTAGCATACTCGCAGATAAGATGGGTATGGATTTGGTTATCTCTATTGATGACGCAGCCGATTCTATTATGAATATTGGTGCACCAAAACAAACAAGAGAAGAAAAGATACTGGCTTGGAAACAGGCTAATGGTGTCAGTCTTGCTTCTTAATAATCTAACAGGTATAGGGGAGAAATCCCCTAGCCTTACATGACTTGTATGAGATGTACGAAATCAAACTGCCTGAAAAGACGTGCTATGTGAATTATAGGTTGCAACCTTTATAATCTAGTAATATCGCTTAAACTAGAAATCTCGGTAGACAAGTCACCCAAACAAAAGGATAAATAATATGACAGTAATAAATGGATTTGGAATGTTAGGTGTAGGTATACTAGCCCTTATAATAGGGGGTGGTATTGCCTTTTATGTAATCAATAAAGTTATGGAAGAAGATGATAAGGAGTAGTATATACTAACCCCCCTGCAACGACAGGATATCATATCACAAAATGACAGAAAAAACAACGAGTCACATTGACACAAGGACTAAAATCTGCTATGATTGTAGCTCTAAAAAAGTATTAATTATCATAGATAAAAAATATTATTGCCCTACTTGTGGTCTACATAAACAGAAAGGAGGAAGACTATATGAACCCATTAAAAGAAAAACCAAATAGAACGCCAGAAGAAAATCTAGCCATAGCTAAGATACAAGTTATGATGGAGGATTCATTTGGTATATTAACTAATACAGATAGTAGTCCTGCAATACAAAGCAGAGCAAAGAATTGGTTTGAGACAGATGACTGTTCTTTGTGGTGTGATATGGCAGGTACAACTAGAGATCATATAGTAAGACTATTACAGAACTTGCAATATAATTATAATACTGGTAAGATAACAAAAGAACAATTAAGATTTGGAATAAGGAGGTTAGATAAAAAGATATGAATGATAAAAAAACTATGCGTATTATTAGAGGTATGTTCTTTGATTTAAAAAATGACAAAGATATAATAGACGACTTTGCTAATATTACATATGATGTGGGCTATATGGTTGCGTTATGTATAGCACTTAAAAGACACAAAACAGCAGACAAAATATACAATTACTTTTTGAAAGGTTGGTAATATGAAACTAAAAGAAATAGAAGAAAAGATAGGCACACTATCTAATCCTAGTAAAATGCCCTCGTATGCGTGGGGTATACCTATACAATATTGTAAGACAGGAAGTAAACTAGCAGAAATAAAAGGCACTATCTGCAACAAATGTTATGCAGGTAAAGGTTGTTATGTGTTTCCTGTTGTCAAAGCTATGTATGAAAAAAGATATCAAGCTATCGAAATGGTAGAGTGGGTAGATTATATGGCAGAACTTATTACACAGAAATATAAAAACAAAAAAGAAAAAGATAGATATCACAGATGGTTTGATTCTGGTGATGTTCAATCTTATGCACATCTTATGAAAATATTTGAGGTATGTGAACTTACACCACATATAAAATATTGGTTAGCTACTAGAGAGTATCAGATTATAGATAAGGTAGATGTAAAAGATGTACCAAAGAATTTATGCTTACGAGTATCAACTACTAAAGTAGATAGTCCACCACCTAAGTTTTGGAAATGGACATCTGGTGTGCATAAAGATAAGAAAGCAATAGGTAGAGAATGTCCTGCTTACAAACAAGATGGTGAGTGTGGTAGTTGTCGTGCCTGTTGGAGTCGTAAAGTTAAACAAGTAAGTTACAAGGAGCATTGATGGAAATAAATGATGAAAGAATAAAAGAGTGGATTGAAAAATGTCCAGAGCATGATAACGAATTATTACATAGTGATGATAATGGTATAGTAATAGTTGTAAGATTTAATAATGAAAAGGAGGAAGAATGATATTAGATGATCAATACATAACAAAAGATATGCTAACTAAAGATAGTTACAAAGGTAATTATTATGCAAATAAAAATGCAGTAATGTATGATTTGCAAAATGGAAAACAAAACGTAGTTTGTTTCTGTGATAATACATACACAGCACAGGGTATAGTAGAAGGACTAAACCTATTAGATAACTTAGAATCAAATGGAGCAGAGTTAAATTCTGAAACAATTGGAGTAGAAAAAAATGATAGACTATAAATTTATAACACAAGGTAAAGCACAAGATATAAAAGCAATGAGTTTAAAAAAAGCTATGCGTTCCTTTCAATCAAAAGCAGGTGATGCAAAAGTAGTGTATGTAGAATGGCAAAGCCGTAAAGGTAATGTTAGTTACTACACATACAATCTTCCATACAAATTTAGAAAAGAAAGAAAAGGTAGATAATGATTATAAAAGATGTAGTATTAAAACTAGAAGATCATATCAAAAGTATAGGTGGTACGATAGATGAGTCCACAGCTTATATGGATAACTATTGTCACAAGATTACTTTTAAAATAAATGAAAAAGAATATACTGTTGACTTAACAGATTTAGATATAGTGAATACATTTAATGTTTGAATTTAAACACCCAAACTATTATAAAAAAATAAAAAAAGAAAATCGCTTGACAAATCAAGACAACTATGATAAGGGAATAGAAGATGAAAAAATACAAAGTAAGAGTAACAGGACTAGGAATAGAAGCAACAGCGATAATACCATTCGAGGTAGAACCAACAAACGAACAAGTAGAAAATAAATTAGCTGAGTATTTAAATCATAATCTCATGAAGATTGAGCCAGATGATTTCTATGCAACCGATAGGTATTCCATAACATACGAGGAATTACCGATTGAATTATAAACAGCAACTTGCAGTGGTGCAGGGTTTATCTATCCAAGCAGATACACAAACAAGAATGGATTGTCCATTCTGTAATGGTAGAAATACATTCTCTGTAGATACAACAGATAACAAATTAAGTTGGTATTGCTTTCATGCTTCTTGTAGTGCTAAAGGTAAAAAAGAAGGAGAAAAAAATATGCAATATGTAGAACGAGTCTTTCATGGTAATAAAGAATTACACATAGAAGATATTAATTTTAAAATACCAGATAGCTTTCAATCAATATACTCAAATGAAAAAGCTATGCGTTGGTTATCTAATAACAACTGTTGGGAGTCTTGGTCTTGGGGTAGAGCAGATTTTAAATATGATGTAAAACAAGATAGAGTTGTGTTCTTAGTTAAGAACAGGATATCACATAAAATAGTAGGTGCAGTAGGTAGAGCATTAAATAAAAATGATTTTCCTAAATGGTATATGTATGGTAATAAAGATGTGCCATTTAAATGTGGTGATTGTGAAGACTCTGTAATTGTAGAGGATTGTCCATCAGCTTGTGCAGTATCTAATATACTTACAGGTATTGCAATCATGGGTACTAAATTAAAAGATATACAGAAGTCACACTTGAAACCATATAAAAATTTATATATATGTTTAGATAGAGATGCTACAACAAAAGCATATGACATGGCAAAAGATTTAAGATCATCTGGATTTGATAATGTAATTGTTAAACCATTAGAAGATGACTTAAAATACTATAACACAGAACAGGTA